CGGCGACACGGCCGGCGACGCCCCCGCCGATCTGCTTCTCACCGTCCCGCGCCCTGAGCTGCTGCCCTTCCGGGTCGCCGAGCAGAAGCCGCACCCGGGCGCCGGCGGCGGCACGCTCACGAAGCAGCGGGATCCAGTCGGGATGCTCCTCGGTCAGGAACAGGCCCGCGTACGCGAGGTAGTCCACGTTCCGTTCGGCCTGGCGGAGCAGCTCCGTCCACAGATGCCGCGGGACGTCCTGCCGGCGCGGCCACGTCGACACCAGCTCCGCGCCCGTCAGCGACGCCTTGTCGACGGCGTTCGGCCACAGGTACGACTCATCCTCTTGGAGGATCGCCGACACCCGGTAGCGGGTCCGCGGATAGGGGACGACCTCGCCGCGGATCCACCGCTCAACGCTCTTGACGCTCACCTCGGCCGCGCCGGCGAGGCTCTCCATGTCCAGTCCTCGCCGCAGCATCGCGCGCCGGAGTCGCTCGTTCATCTGGCGATACTGACACCAGAGGACATCTGGCGGCATACCCGTGGCCGCAAGATGTCGGTAGATGTCTCGGGGTGTCATCGCCCTGGGTGTGGCTCGCACAGCAGTGTGTGTCGCATGCCACACAGCGAGCAGCAGCCCGAGGACGTGGAGGCGATCCGGGCTCGGCTCCGGGAGGAGTTCCCGGAGTGGTCGATCGTCGTCAGCAGCAAGTCCCGTTGGTGGGCGAGCCACACGATCGTCAGCGAGACACTCGGCACTGACGCCATCGACGCAGACGGCCCGGATGAGCTCCGCGAACTGCTCCTGCGCAAAACCAGCCATGGCAGGGCACGATGAGTACAGGCGGGGGGAGGACCGGCTCCGGAGTCCAAGTGCCAGGGACCCCGACCGGCGCCGGTCCAATCTCCCGCCCGGTCGTCGACGTGGAAGGCTCCGCCGGCGTCTTCATCGGCACCGACCGCGCCAGCGGCGACATCGTCGCTGTCGTCTACCAGCAGGACAAGCCCGGATGGTGGCGAGGGGTCATCCGCGGCAACCGCGTCCGGGAGATGTACCTCCCGGGCCTCGAACCTCCCCAGGTCGTCGAGAAGTTCCTCGGCTGAAGCCGCCGCGGCCCGGGTGGAGTGGAAGCCCCCGTGGCCCGGGTCGCGGTGCGGGGGCGTGGCCTTTCTGAGCCCGGCGCATCGCTCAGGCCACGTCCCCTCCAACACGCAAAGAAGCCCCCGCCCGTCCGTGTGTGGACGAGCGGGGGCTTCTGCTGTGCGCGCTCCAACCCCTCAGCGGGAGCACGCACTGGCACGGTCGCGGGGCGGCTACTGCTTGTTCGGGACCCGCCAGACACCGAACGCGATCAGCACCGCGCCCGCGATCGTGAGCCACTCGCCGACGTCGATGTGCCCGTCGTCGACGCCGGCCTGGATGGCGGCGAGTACCGGCGCGGCACCCGCGATCACGCCCTTCCAGTACTTGGAGATCTTCAGGTTCAGGTTCATGACGTGGGCTCCTCGCTGTCGACGTCGAGGTGGATGGTGACGTTCTCGATCGCGGTGGTGATCCGCTGCACCAGCGCGTCCACGTCCACCGTCTGGCCCCGGTCCGCGGCGAGCGCGCCGACGGTCTTGGCGAGCTCCCCGATCGCGGCGTTGCTCGCCTCAGCGGCGGCACGGGCGGCCTTGGCGTTGGCGTAGGTGCCGACCCACAGGTACGACGCCGGGTAGGAGTCGTGCGCGAACTCCTTGGCGTACGTCTTGCCGACCGGCACGGAGTCGTCGGGCTGCATGTCGTCCTCCTCGCTGGCGTAGGCCGGGCGGCCGTAGCCGTAGATGCGGCTGGAGCTGCGCGCGACCTGCTTGCGGTACACGCCGTCGCCGTTGAAGTACTGGCCGTCCAGGGAGCCGCTGGTGTTGCCGCCGATCGTGGTGATGGTCGAGCCCGTCACAGCCGTGACCAGCTCGACGTGTGTGCCGCCGCCGGGCCCGTACAGCACCCAGTCACCGACGTGCGGGACGGTGCTCCACCGGCCGTGGCCCTTGAACCAGTCGACGGCGACCAGGCAACCCGCGGTCTTGGGGTAGTCGACGTTCGCGCGACCACCGGCCTTGTTCGCCACCCACGACTGGAAGCTCGCGCACCACGGGTAGGCGGTGGTCCCGTCGATCGACCCGAGCCAGTTGTTGAACTTGGTTCGGTTCGTGCCGGATTCGCGGTATCCGATTTCGGCGGTGGCCGCCTCGATCGCGGCGGCGGCCGTGTACGTCATCGTCCCTCCGTGCATCCGGACTCGATACGAAGCGTGTGGATCTGCTGCTGGACGGCGCGGCCCCGTTCGGTGCTGGCCGGCACCTCCGGCTGGTCGAGGGTCGCCAGCAGCGGACACCACCGCTGGTCCTGCTCGTGCCGGAGTTCCGCCTGCCTGCGGTCGGCGTTCTGCTGGACGTGCCGCGTGTACGCCACGCTGCCGACCAGCGACCCGACGAACAGAACGCCGATGAGCAGCGATATCGCCATCGCGTACCGGCGCTCACGCATTCGCGTCACCCCCGGAGGTAGACGGCGAGGATGACGGCGACGGTGAAGGCGGCAGCGATGGTGAAGCAGGCCCACTGGTAGACGGCGGTGTCGACGACCGTGCCGCGAACACGTTGGGCATGTACATCAGCCCCGCCAGGAACGTCAGGATGGCGAGGTCCGGCTTGCCGCCCGCCAGCTGCCACACGATCCCGCCGGCGCCGATCACCATGCAGGTCGTGTCTCGGACGACCTTCAGCCATTGCGGAGTACTCCCATCCGGGTTGCTCCACACCTGATCACCCCTCGTCTTCCGTCAGTTGTTGTGCGGGTGGCAGGCGCATCTTGTGGGTCAGAGCAGGTCACTCGCCGACGTCGCCGACGAGGAGTTGTCGGCGACGCTGCCGCTGACGCCGCTGTACCGGCAGTCGTTGCCGTACCGCTGGACACCGGTCGCTGAGCTTTCGATCCACAGCCCGTAGCGGGCGTCGTTGCCGGACGCGCGCCGCCGGATGGTGTTGCCGACGACGCGGATGTATCCGGAGTCGGCGACGTGGATCCCGCCGTAGGTGGCGTTGGCGCTGCGGCCGGAACCGATGACGTCGTTGTCGCGCAGGTTGATCTGGGTGGAGCCGCCGTTGACCAGGATCCCGTCCTTGCCGGAGTCGATGACCTGGTTGCCGTGGACCTCGGTGTAGCGGGAGTTGTCCTGGATCGCGATGCCGTACCCGTCGCAGGAGACGAGTTGGTTGCCGGTGATGATCGCGCGGTCCCACCAGTACGCGCGGATCCCCGCCCACGTCGCGCCCTGCACGACGTTGCCGTGGATGCGGATGTTGCGGTGCCACGTCGCGGGGGCGGTGTGTGTCCCGACGAACCGCGGCCACGCCTGCGTGCCGGGTGTCCCGGACCCGCCCGTCCAGCAGGACCGGATCTCCACGTCGTCGCAGACGGTCCCGTCGTAGGGTGCCGAGCCGGTCTCGGGGCCGAGCGCCGCGTCGATCTGCACGGCCTCGGAGAAGTTCCGGTCACCGTTGTGCCAGAACCCGCGGAACCCGCAGTTGTCGATCAGCGCCTGCGTGCTGCTGTTGATCTCGATGGCGTGCCAGCCCGGCGTGTCCCGCACCACCAGGTCCCGGATCGTGACGTTGCCGCAGTGGGCGATCGCGATCCCCACGGCGTAGTCCGGCACGGCCGTGGCGTTGACGTCCCAGGTGCCGCCCTCGATGACCAGGATCCCGGCGCCGGTGTAGCCGGACGGCTCGGCGAGGTCCTCGTTCGTCAGGAGGCCCTCGGTCTGCTTGCGGAGGATCGTGGCGCCCGGCGACAGAGTCAGCCTGGTGCGGGCGCGGGCGCGAAGAACCCCGGACGTCAGCGCGTACGTGCCCTCCGGGATGTACACCCAGCCGCCGGCATCCAGCGCGGCTTGGATCGCGGCGCGGTCGTCGGTGGTGCCGTCGCCGGTGGCGCCGTAGTCCCTGACGTCGATCATGGATCCCCTTCTCGTCAGATCTTGTGGAGGTGGAAGACGCCTTCGGTGTCGTCGCTGCTGGGCGGGTCCACGCGGATCACCCGCCACTCCTCGGCGTCGGGGCCGACCGTCACGTGCAGGCCGGCCTCGAGCGGCGCGGTGCCGGTGTAGCTGGAGATCGGTTCGGTGTGGCCGTGGGGGCTCATCTCCGCCGGGTCCCTGTCGATGTCAGCCATCAGAACGCGATCACCCCCAGCGACCGGTCGTAGAAGGTGCCGGTGCCCGCCCCGACCCGGTACTGCAGCTTGAAGGTGTTGGAGCCGGCGGTGAGGTTGGTGAACAGATGGCAGGTCGTCGCGCGGAACGCGTTCCCCGCGGCGAGACCGTCGAAGTACAGGTCCGCGGTGGTGTCCGGGGCCTGGGTGGTCGCGCCCGAGATGTTCACGGCGATCTGCATCACGACGTTCGCCGCGGTGTTGGACATCTGCGCGCCGAACCACACGAACGCTTTGGTTCCGGTCGTGACCGTGACGCTCGGCCCGACGGTCGCCAGGTCGGTGAAGGAGCTGGAGGTCGTGGTCTGGCCGGTGGCGATGTCGGACTGCGTCACCTGCCGCTCAGCGATGGCGTTCGCTCCGGTCGTCACCATGATCCGGCCCGCGATCGTCGCCTTCGCCGGCGCGGTCTCCAGCAGGTTGTCCCGGACGTGGGTGTTGAACTGCGCTGCGGTGAACGCCGAGTTCGCCACCGCGGTCATGGGTGTGGTCCAGGCCATCAGCGCATCCCCTTCACGCCGTGCTCCTCGTTCTCCGCCAGCAGGTCCGCGACGGTCTGCCCGTGCGGGCACCCGGCCCGGACCGCGAGGTCATGGCCCTCGGGGAACCAGTTGCGGGTCTGCGGCACCGGGCGCCGTTCCAGCGCCTTCCAGATCTCGTCCGCGTTCGCCGGCCACGTCACCGCCGCGTCCAGCCCGCAGTTCGAGCAGGTGAACGACCCCTGCCGCGGGTCCAGACGCATCGCGTTGTTGCAGAACTCGCGGGTACAGTCCGCGATCCATCTGCCGTGGTTCACGTACGCGTCAACCGTCGCCAACTCGCCTCCTAAGTCGCGAACACGCCGTCGTCGAAGCCGTGGCCGGAGGTGTCGAACACGAACAGGTGCTCCGGGTCCGCCAGCCCCACCGACGCGAACACGCCGTCGTCGAAGCCGTGGGCGGAGTCGTTGAACCGGAACGCGTTCTCGGCTTGGGTGACGGCCTGTTCCATCCCGAACTTGGTCTCCAGCACCAGGCCGGCCTGCTGCACGTTGTGGGTGATCTGCTCGATGTGGAAGTCGTGGTCCACGCACGTCACGGGTTCGCGGACGTGCACCCGGTCCGACAGGTCCCGGGAGAACTGCTCGGTGAGCCGCGTCGACGCCACCTCGGTCCCCGACACCAGCGTCAGCGTCACGATGGGGCGGCGCTGCGCGGAGGCGTCCAGGATGAGCTGCGCGACCGCCGCGGCGTCGTTGAAGCCCGCCCACGGCACCTCATACGACAGGCTCCGCTTGCCGTTCTCGTCGATGGACGCCTGGTCTTCCAGCAGGATCGTGTAGGACCGCTGCGAGGTGACCGCCTGCCCGGTCACCTGCAGGTCGGTGACGAGGGCACCGCCCGTCCCGGCCGTCAGCTCAAGCGTGAGCGTCTGCCCGGAGTCGACGGTGAGTGAGTCCGTCACCGTCCCCGACAGGACCGTGTAGGACACCTGAGGGCGGATCGCGGGGCTGTCGAGGGTCAGGTTCAACGTCAGGGTGGCGTTGGTGCCGATCGACACGTTCGACTCCGACTGCCACAGCGTCGACGTATCGGCGGGGTCGAGCTCCTCGACCTTCACCGACACGCTGTTGACGATGTTGCTCCACCCGTGGTCGTAGGCCATCGCCGTGAACGACGGCTCACCCGAAGACTCGTCGGTGAACGTCTGCTGCGACGTGGTCGCCGCGGCGGTCAGCAGCCGGTGGTGCCGGTCGCGGAACACGATGCGGCCCTGCTCGTCGGAGGTGAGCATCGCCGGCGGGCCTTCGGACTGGACGAGTTTTTGCACCGCGTCGAACGCGTCCTCGTCTTCGGCCCACCACCACCGCACGGTCGTCGCACCCGGGTCCAGGTCCCGCAGTTCCGCCGGCCAGCCGAGCGCGTCCAGCACGTACCCGATCGCGGTGCCGGTGCGGATCCCCGAGTACAACTCGGTGGTGACCTGCGCGCCCTTCAGCTTGGCGACCGCGTCCAGCGCCGTGATCGCCACGGTCGGGACGGGCGGCGCCGGGTCGATGGAGTAGTCGTCGGTGAACCCCTGGAACAGGGTGTAGGTGGTCCCGACGTCGAACGCCGTGACCCGCACCGGCCGGGCCGGCAGGACGTTCCCGGCGAGCGGCGAGGCGAGGTTGTCGGGCGAGTAGTCGCGGCTGGTGTTGTCCAGGCCGAGGTCAGCGGAACCGGCGACCATCGGCGACAGTTCCCGCACCTGGTCGCGGCCGTAGGTCATCGACAGCCCCGACGCTTCCAGCGCGCGGGAGGTGACGTCGTCACCGACACCGGTGAAGGTCCCGTCGTTCGCCCAGTCGATCGCGATGCCCCACGACGCGGCACCGGTGTAGCCCGAGCCGCCCAGCGAAGCGACCGCGGCGATCGACCCCGTCCCGGACGCGACCTTCTTGCCCGACGAAGTGACCGCCGCAGTGCCGGTAATGGTCGCGGTGCCGGACGTGGCCTTCTTCCCCGACGCGGTCAGCAACGCCGACCCGGTGATGGTCCCGGTCCCGGACCTGGTGCCCGCCTTGATGGTGACCATGAACCCGAGAGAGTTCTGCGCCGCCGGGGACATGGTCGCGGTGCGGGTGCCGGTCGACCCCGACGAGGTGAGTGCCTGCTGCGCCACCTGCAGGTTCGAGGTGTTCGACCCGGTGTTGACGTTGTGCTGGGTGACCTGCGTCATCGCCGGGTCCCGCGTGAACCCCGAAGCGGTGCCCGTCGCGGTGTTGCTCATCGACGCGGTCAGCAGCAGCGTGCCGGTGTTCACCGCGGTGACCGCCGGGTGCACCAGCGATGTGGTGCCGGTCGTCGCGGACGCCGCACCGACCGCGTCCACCGGGTTGGAGGTGTCCGCGCCGGTGATCCGCCCGATCATCGCGACGCACCGGTTCGCGCCACCGTCGGTGGAGAAGGTGTAGGTCGACGGTTCGGTGCCGGCGTTGCTGACCGCCTTGACCGCGAACCCGAGCGTGCCGTTGGACCCGTCGCGCTGCGCCCACGTCCACCCCGCCGGCGCGGTCAGGTTCGCCGAGGAGTTCCGGAAGTAGCAGACGACCCACAGCACATCGCCGTTGGCGGTGTTCGTCGGCTTCGGCACCGCCAGCGAGGCTGCGCTGTTGGAGGTGATGAAGTCGGTGTCGCCCGCGCTGGTCTGCGCGACAGCAGCCACGCTCAGCTCACAGCGTCACGTCGGCGTCGGACAGGGTGTAGGTGCCCTGCGCCGAGAACGTCTCCGACGCCGACAGGGCGCCGCCGCCGTAGAACGTGCCGCCCGAGCTCGCCGACCACAGCCCGAAGTAGCTGACGGTCGTCGAGGCGGGGACGTCGAAGGTGGGGTTGGCGTTGTTGTCCAGGTCGCCGCTCGCCGCCGCGTTCCAGGTGATGGCTTTGCGGGCGTAGGCCGGGGACCCGCCCGTCACCTCCGACGTCCCGGACGTGCCGGGGTCGGCGGTGTGCAGGCTCGCGTAGACCGCGACCGCGCCGAGCGCGTCCAGCATCACGTTCTTGCCTGCGTTGCTCAGCGCCACTACAACCTCCCGCGCTGCTTCATGCCTTCAAGGGCCTTGGTGAGCCAGTCCTGCAGTTCCAGGCGGGAGCCGATCGCGCCGTGGTTCTCCAGATGCAGGTGGATGTCGCCGCTGGATCGGGGCGTCTCCAGGTACTCGTTGCGGCCGGTGCCGTTGAACACCGGTGGGTTCCAGCCCGGGGCGAGCGCCAGCGCGCCGGTGTCGGCCTTCAGGCCGTACCAGGCGGGGAACAGGCCGTTGTGCGCGCCGCGCGCCGACGAGCCCAGGTGGACGCCACGTGACCCGCTGGACTCGACGTTGACGCCGTTGAGCGTTCCGGCCATGTGGCCGACGCCGGCGTTGGTGACACCGACCTCGAAGGCGCTGCGCTGGTTGCGGACGAACCCGCCGGGGCCGCCCGACCCGGAGAACGAACGCGTCGAGAACAGCCGCGAGTAGGGGTTCTTGCCGTGGATCACGTTGGTGATCGCGGACATGAAGCCGGAGCAGTCGTAGCCGCCGGGGCCGACGCCGCCCCACACGTACGGCTTGCCGGCCTGCGACCGTGCCCATGACAGGGCGATGGCGAAGCCCTTCCCGCCGATGATCCCGCCGGACACCTTGCCCTTGAACCACTTGGTGATCTGGTCTTTGATCCACTTGGGGATCGCGGCGATCAGGTCGTGGAAGGTGCCCGAGCCGGGGATCTTGCCGCCCAGGATCTTCCCCAGGACGGTGTTCATCGCCTTCTCCGGCGCCTTGAGCGCGAAGTTCTTCAGGCCCTTGACGAACCCGCCGACGATGCCACCGAACCCGAATCGGCCGGCGAAGCCGGGGACGGTACCGCCGCGCGCGAAGCCCAGCCCCTCGCCGCCGAGCTGGTTCGCGCCGGTCAGCCACTTGCGGACCGCGCCGGGCCCGCCGGACCGGGCGACCGCGTTGGCCTGCGTCACCCAGTTCGAGCCGACGGCCTTGGTGAACTCGGGCCGGAAGATGGACTCACCCGGGGCCACCGCGGCGATCAGGGAGTCGCGGCCCGGGGCGTAGCCCGGCATCACACCGCCGCCGGCGAACTTGGGGACCTTCGTCAGGCGGGTCTTGACGCCGGCGAACCCGGCCAGCTTGTTGACCAACGAGACGATTCCGTCGTTGTACAACCCGATGATGAAGTTGACGGGGGTCTTGGCGATCCCCTTCAGCTTGTCCCAGATCGTCTTGATGCCGTCGACGGCGGTGTGGAAGGCGTTCTTCACCGCGCCGACCGCGGTCTTCAGCCCGTTGAAGATGGTCTTGATCTGGCCGGTGACCGTGGAGATGACGGCCTTCACGCCGCCCCACACGGTGCCGATCACGGCCTTGAAGGTGTGGAACGCCGTGGACATCGGCCCCGACAGGTAGGACCGCAGGCTGTTCCAGATGCCCTTGATGAAGCCCCACGCTGCGGAGATCGCCGAGCGGATCCATCCCCACACCGGCTTGACGACGTTGCTGTACAGCCACATGAACACCGGCGCGAGAACCTGCGTGATGTACAGCTTGATCAGGGTGAAGTAGCCCTTGATCAGCGTCCAGGCGACCTTGATGTAGATCTGGATCGCGATCCACACGATCTTGATCGTGTTCTGGATGACGATCCACGCAACGACGAAGACGCCCTTGATGAAGTTGACGATCGCCATCAGGATCGGCTGGATCAGCGCCCACGCCGCCTGGATCGCACCCCAGATCTGCTTCCAGAACGTCGAGATGATCAGGAAGGCGGGGCCGAGCGGTCCGAGCAGGAACGCGATGATCAGCTTCCAGTGGTCGCGGACGAACCCGACGATAAAGTTCACCGCCGTCATCACGCCCGTTTTGATCGCGTTCCAGACGCCGTTGACGATGTTGCGGAACGTCTCGGACTTCTTGTAGGCGATCACGAACCCGGCGACCAGCGCGACGATCGCCAGGACCACCAGCATGATCGGGTTGGCGTCCATCGCGGCGTTCAGCAGCCACGTCGCCGCGGCCCACGCCTTCGACGCAGCCGCCGACAGCTTCGTCACGATCAGGTTCGCGGCGGTGCCCTCGGTCATCAGCGCCGTCCGCGCCGCCATCGTCAACGCGACCGCGTTGTAGGCGGCCCACGCGCCCGTCAGCGTCGCCGCGGCACCGGCCAGCACCTTCGCCGCGGTGGTGTGCTTCTGGAACCACCCGACGACCGTCACGACCGCGTTGGTGACGTTCTGGGTCAGGGTCCGCTTGAACTGCTCGAACTTCGCTGTCGCGTTGTCGTGGAGCTGCTTGCCGGCCTTGTCGGCCGCGCCGCCGACCTGCCCGAGCGCCTGAGTCGCGTGCGAGGGGTCCAGCGAGAACAACGCCTTGCCCAGGTCCTCGGCCTGGGTCCCGAACAGCTCCGTGGCGATCTGGGCCTGCTTCACCGGGTCCTTCACGGCCCGCAGCCGCCCCAGGACCGTGTCGAGGCCCTTGGAGGCGTTGCTGCCACCGGACGCGATCTGCTTGGCCATCTGGGTGGCGTTCAAGCCCAGCGACTTGAACCCCGCGATGGTGGTGGCCGAGCCGTCCACCGCGCGGATGCTGAACTCTTTCAGGGCGTCGGCGACCAGGTCCGCGTCCCGCGCGCCGCCCTGCAGGCCCTGCTGGATCAGGCCCATCGCGGTCTTGCCGTCCAGCCCGAGCTTCCTGAACTGGGTGCCGTACTCGTTGAAGGTGTCCAGCAGGTCCTGCGCCTTGTTCGCGCCGCGCTGCGTCCCGGCGACGAGGGTGTCGAACGCTTCCTGCGCGCTCTTGGCCAGCCCGGTCCGCAGCATCTGGCTGACCGCGTTGGTGACCCCGCCGACCTCCTCGTCCATCACCGAGGCGGTGTTCATCGCGCGGGCCGTCATCTGCTGCAGCGCGCCCGTCGAGGCGTCCCGCATCCCGTCCATGTTCTGGATCACCGAGGTGATCGCGCCCTGGACGTCTTCCATCGAGTCGCCGTACGCCTGCGAGTACAGCTTCCCCGCGGCCTGCCCGACCTTCGCCGACTGCGCCTTGGTCAACCCGAGCTGGGCTTCGAGCTTCGACCGCGCCGACTGCAGTTGGATCGCGTTGGTGATCCCGCCGACCAGCGCCGCGCCGGCCGTCGCGCCCGCCGCCGCCATCGCCGGACCGGCGGCCTTCTTGACCTGCCCGTTCAGCTTGTCGAACTGCTTGCCGATGCCCTTCACCGCGTCGGTGACACGGTCGTTGGCGACGAAGTTGATGATGACGCTTCGCGCGGAGGCCATGGTCACCTCCCCGTGAACAGCGCGTCCAGCTCAGCGGCGCCGAGCGTCTTGGTGTGGCCGTTGGCCTTGGCTTTCGCCCGCGCCTGATCCGCAGCAGATGACCCCGGCGGGTGGATCAGGTTGGAGTCCGGCACCCTCTTGTTGGAGTTGGCTTGCAGCAGGACGTTGTAGATCGAGGCGAGGATGTGTTCGGCGATCCGCCAGTCGACCCGTTCGCCGTGCCGTGAGCGGGCGTACGCCGACTCCGGTGGGGCGTGGTTGACGAAGGTCCGCAGCTCCCGCCACGACATCTCCTCGGGCACGTCGCCGAGCCGGCGTCCGGGCCAGTAGCGGGGGATGTCGAACTCGAGGGCCTCCCCGTGGTCCTCTAGGAGTCGGAGGAGGCCGAGGATTCCCCCGGCTGGATGCCGGAGTGGTCGGACCAGTCCTCGAAGAGGTTCTCCAGGTCCTCCATGGCGATGTCGAGTTCGTCGAACTCGGCGAACTGCTCCTCGCCCATCGCGGCGCGGAGCATCTCGTCCATGTACTCGATGTTGTCCTGGTCCTCGCCCGCCATCTTGGCCATGCGCTTCATGGCCTTCTTCGGGATTCGG